TTCGACAATAGACTGAGTTGACTCGTCTATAGCATTAGTTACCTCATTGATTGCACTGACCATTTCAAACCATTCATCACTGCCTTTTTTGATAGAACCACTAATAACAGCATCATTCAAACTCTTCTGAAGTTTTTTTCTTTCTTTGATGAGTTTACTTTGCTCGCCTTTTTCGGCAGAAATAAGAGATTTATAGTAAGCTGTACTTACCTGTTTTCCCTGTTCCTGTGCAAGAGAAATCTTATTGTTAATAGATGTCTTTTTCTGCTCATTACTAGAAATTTTATTCTCATAATCAGAGGAAATATTATCAAACTTTTCTTTTGCAAGAGTAGCCTTATCCTGTTTTGCTGTTTCTTTGTATAAATCAGCAGTAGCTTTGTCGGCTTCTTTCGCATCTAAATAAGCATTGTACTGCACACATGCGTTATACAGCTTGCCATTATCATTCAGCTTGGATGCTTTATTTAATAAAGACTGTGAGATACGTTTACCAGATTTTGCAGCTTTCTTAATAGAAGCAAGGATCTTTTTATTCTCTTTGGTAGATTTGAATTTACTAATTGTTTTCTTTGCAGATTTAAGATTTTTGTTATCAGTAGAAACAGCAGTATTATAAGCCTTCTGTGTCTTATTGATATTAGAGATCTTTTTGTCAATCAGTTTATTTTTAGATTTCGCAGACGTAGCATTGTCAATTTTAGCATCATATAATTCATCTTGTGAATCATATTTTTCTGTCTTTTTATCAGCAGTCGCTTTTGCTAACACAGCGGCGGCAGTAGCATTTTCCTGCATTTGCTGTTTTAATTCGATCAGAGATGCCTTATTTGAATCAATACGTTCATTATATTCATACCAAGCTTCAGAACCTTTTGTAACTGTTTTCTGTAACAGTTTTAATTGCTCATCTTGTTTATTAATATAATCAATCTGCTTTTGGATATTTTTGTTCATACTATTATAATTCTTAGTATTTGCAGAAAATCCCCATGACTCTTTTAAAGAGATCCATTTCTCCATGCGGTCATTCGCATTTTCAACTTTTGTAGAAAGCTTTTCATACTGAGTGATAAGTAATTCGATACTTGCTTGAGTTAATTCAAGCTGTTTATCTTTTAACTCATCTATTTTATCCAAACAATCCTGCGCTTTATCATACCAATTCTGATAGTCCTTGATTTGCTGTTTTACAGTATCATCTGAATAATCCCATATATTAGAAGCTCCACCACGAACAGCAGAAGCAATATCTTCATTAAGACCAACTTCATTTGCTTTCTGCATATATTTGTTGTAATCATCTGTGAGAAGTTCAATGCCAAATGTTGCAGCGTTTAAAGCCTCTTTATATGCATTTAAACGAGATGTGAACGAAGAAGAAGTTTTGTCTACTTTATCTTCGAGTTTAGAAAATGCTTTATCAAAACGATTGATACCATTTTCAATAAAATCAAATGTTTCTGCAACAGCTTCTTTTACATCTTTTGCAGCATCCTTGGCTGCTTTTGCAGCATCATTGACCGCTTTACTTGTAGCAGAGCCACCAGAGTAATTAGCATAAAAATTGGATGCGTCAAGATTATATGCACCATTTTTTATATCGTCTAATGTCTTTGCAAGTGTATCCGTAGCATCCTGTACAGCATCTTTCGTCTTCTGTGCCTGTTGCTGTTTTGCAAACTGGTCGATCTTAGAATTCCCGCTAGAAGGAGTATTTAATTTGGCTGGGTTCATAAGATTAGTACTTCCCATACCACCACCTTTATTTGCGTCATCCCATTTTGTGATGTTCGCATTACTAAGAGAAGCTAACGCAGTTTTTAATGCTGCAATCTGAGCTGCACTTGCACCTGCCGCATTTGCGATAGCAATAATGTTATCTACATCGGCTTTTGTGTTCAGCTTAATATTATTAACATCAATTTTTGACAGTGCTAAATTAGCAAGATACTGTTGTGTCTCCTGAGAAGCGTTACCTTCAGCAATTAATGCAGAAATCTCTTCCCATGTTGCATTTGCAAGATCAATACATCCATTAGCTGTAGCATATTTCTGTGCTGCTAAACGAGCCTCGACCATTTCTTCTGCATTGGCTACGCCCATTCCCTGTAATCTTGTTGCAATGAGATTTTTGTTGCTCTCATTCAAATCATCAAGAATGCCAGACGCTTTGATATACTCTGTGCACAAAGTGTCTAATGCCTGCTGTGCTGACTGGATAGAAGTAGCATCAGATAAGGATTTCATTGCTTCATCAACAGTAGATGTATCTATGTTTTTACCAGCTTCTTCTAATTTACCAAATGCTTCAATCAATCCGTCTAAAGATGATAAATCTACATTACCATCCGAAACAATATTTGCCATTGCTTCATCAAGATCTGATAAATCATCTTGTAAATCAGAAAGTTCTGTAATAGTATCTGAAAAAGAAGTTGCTCCAATGCCATCACCACTATTTGCAACAGACTCTTGTGCATTTTTTACTTCCTGTAAAGCAATATCATAATCATTTGCGGCTAAAGCAGCTTTGCCCAGTCCTTCTTTTTGTTTTTCAAGAGCTTCTTTGAAATCATCACTATTGGCTAATTCTTTTTCGTCATCGGATAATTTGCTATACCAATTATGATATGTGTTGGTGTCCGTATCACTTGGAATAGCCGGAATATCCCTCATTAAACCAATGTAATAATCAGCAATTTTGACAACATCTTGATACTGTGCAATCCAACTCTGAATCGTTTCTTTGTCTTTATCTGTCAGATTAGGATTATCTAAATCCTGTGTCATTTCATCAATAGCTGTCTCAGCTTCATATTTGGCTTCTTTGTAATTCTGATATTCTTCCTGAAGCTGTGGAATTAGTTTTTCTAATTTATTTTCTTCTTTTGTCTTTAATTCATCAGCCCAAATATATTCCTGACGATTAGAGTCATATTTGTTCATCTGATCTATGTATAGCTGAATCTTTTTCTGGCTCTCTAAATATTCGTCAATCTTTGATCCAATGTCAATAACGTTCTTCTCATCATGGTCGATTCCATATGCTAAAGAAGTGACATCTACTTTGCTCATTCCATCGAAATATTTTTCACGGAAATCACTATATTTTGCATTCTGGTTATCTTCATCAAAAGAATCTGTAAAATTGCTACCATATTTTTCTCTGATAAGACGGGCTTCTTCCAGTTCTTTTAACTCTTTTTCACGCTCAATACGATCTTCAAGATATTGTAATCGTGTCTGCTCTGCGTCAGTCAGATTTTCCGATCCTGTTTCTTTTAATGATTTATATTCATCTTCTAATGTGGAGATAGAAGAGGACAAATCATCAATTTTGCCTTGAACTTCTTCTACTGTAGTGTTTGCCTTATCCCATGCGTATTCAATAGCTTTTATTGCTACTGTGAATGCAATCATAACACCAATATTTGCTGCTACACTTTTCAAAGTTGTTATCAGTTTTTTAGAATCATTTGCAGTAGCTTTTAACTGTGCCTGAGCCGCTTTTTGTTTAGCAACGAATGCATCTGTTGTTCCATTCAAACCCTGTGTTTGGATTGCGTGATTTTTAGCAGCAATACTTGCACCGTTCATTTCTGTAGCCATTGCTTGTTCTAATGGAATTCCACTTGCAACTTTCGCTTCTAATCTAGTTAGTGCTTTTTCATCCGCAATTAATTGTAATTCTTGTCTTGCAATAGATGCTGTTAATTGATCTTGTGCAATTTTTCTGGCTTTCATTACTGTAACAACTTTTATATCACCATTATTGTCTATTGTTTTGAACATCATACTATATTTATTGATTTATACTTGTTTGAGGAGTATAATTCTAATCAAAAAAGAAAAGGTGATATGTAAATGTTAATTAATTGTCCTGAATGTAATAAACAAATTTCAGATAAAGCAGAAATGTGTCCTAATTGTGGATATAAATTACAGAAATTAGAACCAATTATTAAAGGGGTATATTGTCCGAGTTGTTTAGATTGTGGGATAAAAACAAAAATAGAATATTGTCCATATTGTCATGTAAAATATAAAGATTCTATACAAGGTACGTGTGATGAAGTTGATAATTACACAAAGAATCATCCAGAATTAAAAAGATCGCCTGAATTTAGCTATGACGCATATAATAAACGTATAAATTATGTGCCTTATGAATATCCGACTTCGAATATACCTAAATGTCCTACATGTGGCTCACTTAATGTAGAAAAGATTTCAACAGGAAAGAAAATATTCGGAGGTGCAATGTTTGGACTATTCAGTTCGGACGTAAGAAACACAATGCACTGTAAAAATTGTGGGGCGAAATGGTAAACACATGTTCAGACTATACCTGTATAATAATCAGTGGTAAAATATTCCTATCAAATAAACAGAGGGCTTAGATTTACCCTCTGCATAAATATGTCATTTATTCAACAAATCCAAGAATGATTTTTGCAATGCATTTTGCATTATGTTCATCTAAATCCTCGATTATTGCTTTGGCAAGATCAAGATTGAGATATCCCAATGCCATTTTTTCTTCATCAGTTGGATTGCCATTATGCTCAAGAGCGGTGTTGAATTTTTGACAGGTTTTTTTAATAGTTTCAAACATGTTTTTACCTGCTTTCTATAAATGAGTTGTTTACCATGAGATTAAATCACGACTATGTAAGAGATATTTTATTATTTATTGAAAAAGATTTGGATTACAAGGATTCTTCAAACCCTAATTATCGTAACGAATTACCATTTGGACAGCTACTTGTTTCGGATAAGTTTTCTAAATACAATAAAGAAGAATTGACTTATGCACTTGAATTATTGACAAAAGAAGGTTTCATTGATTGTGCAAAGAACCCATATTTTGTAAGAGGAAGCCTAATGCAAGCTGATATTATAGGTCTTACATGGAGTGGACACCAATTGCTTGATAACATCAGGAACGATACGGTTTGGAATGCAGTTAAAGAAAAGTCTAAAAAGTTTGGAAAGTTCTCACTCAATACGTTGGCTACTTGTGCAGGACAGCTTACAATTGCTCTTATGAGCAATCCGAATGCTGTTCAGAATTTCTTGGATGGAGTAAATAATATTGGAAATATGGTGTAATAAAAAAGAGTAGCCTAAACATTATTCCAGAATTCAATAACAATTCTTGTTAAAGAAATCGGTTACATTGGCTACAACTTGGTCTGTTTCCACGGAGAGGACACATCTGGCAAACCGTTGGAACTGATACAGCATGTACAACAGTTGAATTTTCTTTTAATGGTTGTACCGAAGCGTCAAATAAGTTTTGTAGGTTCGGTTGAGGAATGAGTTTGGATAAATCAATATTCATCATGTCACCACCAATCTAAGAGTAGATGAAAGTCTGCTCTTTTATAATATGTGTCAACAATAACTATTTATCGACATATTTTTTACTTTATATATTCCAAATATGATATAATTTCCATATAGGAGGGTATATGAGAAAAACAGTATTAACATTAGATGAAATTAATCTACTAAAGAATAGTGAAGAACCCAAGAACACTCAACTATATGGCAACTTATATGAAAATATAGTAAACCTGTCTAAATTCAAAGCAGTCTCGATAGAAGATATGCCATTTTTAGATGAATTGGGTGTAGCATCACTTACTATTAATAAGAAAAACATGATGAATAATATTTTAAAAGAATGGTATGCTGAAAAAGTAAGTGAAGAAGATCCAACTCAAAAGGTGCATTGCGGTTTATGTAATACACCTAATAAATATTTATATTATATACGGAACAGACGAAACGATATACTGCTAAATGTAGGTTCTCACTGTATCCTTAAATTTCCTGGGATTGAAGGATATACAGAGAAGAAACGTCAACTTAACGAAATCATCAAAGGTCGTGAAGTTGTTAATCGAAGAAATAAATTTTATGAGACTTTTCCAAATGCCGAATCTGTAATTTCAGATGCTGATAAATATTTTTCAACCTTACCAATTTTAATCCCTTATGAATTATATACAAATATACAAAACACCATAGTAAAAATGAGGCAAGTATATTCACAATATATTAATAAAGGTAAAACAAATTTCGATGGCAATTTGTCACCATTTGAATTATTTCAAAATAAATTAGATGAATATAATCT